GCCTTGTTTATTTACAAGAGTTCCCATACCACGACTTGATACACCAAGCTTAACTCCACCTTCTAACAAACCGGTTACGATATTGCCCATTGGGGTGTTAAGTATTGATGCCTTTCCAATAACATTACTTCCGTCAAATTTGAGTTCAGTAATCTTATGTGAAACTTTATCTAAGTTTATAGTAGGACCTTCAGGGTGGTTTAATTCCCCAACGGCTCTACCTTGACTTACTTGATCTTTTACATATTTGTTAACGGCATTTTCTAAAATGCTTTTTTCATATATACGGCCATTTCTATTTTTAGAATCAGCTTGCATAAAAATACCCTCAATACAAAGAGTCTTTTTTCCGTTAACTTTCTCTTCAATAACCTCTAGGTTACTGTCGTTATATTCTGCTATAAGTTTCATTTACTTATTTCCGTTGTTATTCCTCTTCTTTAGAGGCCTGTCTGTCCTGCAATGAAGAAGCAATTTCAATCTTCTTTGCATCAAGAACAGCAGATAATTTGTCGGCCATAACACTATTAAACTGCTTACCTGCAGCAATGTTATCGCCTGATTTTACATCATTAATTAAATTTTCAATACTCATCTTTTTGTTTCCTACGTTATATATTTATAATATTTTAAATGTCAAGGTCATCTTCATCTTCAATTTCACCAGAAGATTTTTCAGCCTCGATTTGTTTCTTCATTTCAGCAATTTCGTCATCAGTTTGGCGTAGGATATTCTTCTTAATCCACGCATTAGATACATACTTTCCAACATACTCATCCATTTGAGCTAACATTTCGAAACGTTCTCTTGTTATTTCAGCATCTTTTAATTCACTAAAATAGTTATCTTCAATAAAGTCAAAGTATATATCTTCTTTCCAATTAACCCAATCTTCTTTAGTAATAACGCCTTTAAGCATTAGCTGGGTTTTTAATAGCTGTAAGAATAGATCACTAAATCTTTTTCTCAATCTATCTAAAAACTTTTTAAACTTAACTTCGTCCCTTGAAATTTCAGTAGATCTACCTAAGTTAAATCCTGACTCCTGCTCTAAACGATTCGCTGGAACGTTGAGCGACTTATATAGTTTCTTTTGGAAGTATATGATGTCATCAATTTGTCCGAGATTTTCTCCTCCTGGGAGGGTCGAAATTTCTGTACCTCTACCACCTTCTCTACGCGGTAAGAAGAAGTCTTCAAGCATCGACATATGCTTACGGTCATCTTTAATATCTCCAGTATTAGCATCATAGACTAATTTGTTTCTGTACTGTCCCATGATGTTCTTCAAATACTCTTCGGCCTTACCCTTAGGTAAGTTACCAACATCTATATAAAAAATTCTTCTTTCTGGTGCTCTACTAATTCTGTAGATTACCAGTGAATCTTCCATCATTCTTAACTGATTAACCGGCTTAATAGCCTTATGTAAGAATGACAATATTCTTTTGCGACTAGGATCTAACATACCTGATGTGCAATATGCTATAGAATCAGGATGTATTTTTAAACCCTGACCATTACCTTTCATAGCGTCGTCTTGAAATAAGAAGTACTCTTCAGACTTCTTAATAATATTGGCCCCAGTTTTAGGATCTTTTTCTTCTTCGATCTCTTTTACTTTTCTTAACTTAATAGGATCAATATATCTTAATTCTTGTATACCCTTTTTTGGGTTTGAGTTGTCAATGATAATGTGATACGGCAATCTGCCATCTACATACCATTTTCTGAATATATCGTGAGAATAGCTATTAAAACGAAGGAGCGATATAATACGCTCAAACTCATCCTTTATAGCTTTTTTCACCTTATCAGATGCTTCCATTTCATCCATAACAATTTCAATCGGTGCTGATTTGTTATCACCAACAATTGCTTCATTTATAATGTCTTCTACGGCTGCATCGCATTCTGGATGTGAAGCGATATCTCTATACTTAAGTATAAGATCTACTTCATTTTTTGCAGTGTCTCCGTCTAGATCAACATACTGGCCAAAATGACCACCGCTGTTAATAACGCCTGCACCGTCTTCGTCTGTATTTGGAACAAAAGAAGGAAGCTCGGGTTCTTTCCCGCCCTTTCTATTTATTTCAAAACCAAAAAGTTCTGCCATGTGTTTTACCTCAATATTATCGGAGGGGATTAATCCCCTCGTCTAATATTATTTATACTACTTTTAAGAAGTAGTTCCAGACTCCCAATATTGAACCTGCAACTCAACTGTAAATTCTTCAATCTGGTTTTCATTATCATATGAAAGTTCGATTGTTGAAAGATTAGTTGGGAAACATCCTCTCATGTCGTAAGTCTTAGTTACGTCACCTTGCTTGTTTAGCTGCTCAACAATAATGTCAGCCATATAATCCGTAGGATTACTTTGACCTGTGTTATTATTGTGCTCGCTGATACCATTCATCCATCTTTCAAAAGAGTTTCTTACCTCAAAACCAGTGTCATTAATTATTGTTAATGTTACCGGCTCAAAAGTTCGGTCTCCAGCTAGTTGTAGTTGTCTGCCTCTGAATAATACAGGTACAGGAGCTACAACTGATGAAGGAAACTGAGCACCCTTAATCATGAAAGAAGAAAGTTCAACGTCACCTTGAGCATAAGATGGGAAGTTACATGTTACTTTGAACATGTTAGAACGTGCACCACCCCCTACAAGCTTAGATTTAAAATCGTCTACGCCTAAAATTGCCATTATTCTTCTCCTAATTAACTACCGGCGATTTCTGAGAAATCGACTCCGGTTCTTGTTGCGATAAAGTTCAGTGATATGAAATTAATAGATCTTGAAGGCTTGATAAAAATATCAGCAACAAATCTATTAGCATCAATTACTTGACCCGTGTTGTTTGTAGCATCACATACGACTCTAAAGTCTGTAACACCACGTCTTCCCTTAACATCTCTTAAGAATGGTTCAAGTAAGTTTCTAAATTGAGCTCTTGTAAACTCATCGTTGAATTCAAATAGTTGACCCTTAGCGGCTGTACTAATTGCTTTTTCCAATACGATGAATAATCTTCTTACATTGATTCTATCAAATGCACTTGGCTTACTTAATAGTGTCTTATCACCAAACATCATAGTACCTTGCCCAGGGAAAGAAACTAGAGGATTAACTCTCGCTTTATAAAGCGTGTCTCTATCAACTTTCTTAGGATTATACGCTAGTTTAGCTACACCAAATAGTTGGCCTCTTGTTGTTCCAGCAGGTGAGAACCATGCGTCAGCAACATTATCAGTATTTGCACAAAGACCAGCACAAAGACCAGAGGCTCCTAGCCATCTGTATGTGTCGTTATACTTGTCGTAAACATACACAGCACCAGAATCAGCAGAAGCATATGAAGTTGATACTAGTGTATCAGCCCATGCTTTTACGTCAGCGGCCGGTGTGGAAGTTCCGACTGAATCTTCGATCGGAGGTGATACAAATGCCATACAATCCTTTCTAGTTTTACATATTGAAATTAGTTTATCTGCAATAGTATTAGTGCCATTGGCGTCTGGGTATGCAAACATCAAGTTTACATCGACAGTTTCAGAGTCTGCTAAGAAGTCTAATCCAACATTAATCTCTGCAGCGGTTGGTTCGTTATCGTCAGTTCCCAATGTCATTACCGCGGTAAGAACAGCGGTCCCGGTAACATAAGCAGTAGCAGCTGTTTGCTCAGCGAATGATTCGCCAGCATCAGTTAATGCACTTTGATGACCGGTCCAATAAACATACTTAGACCTAGTATTAATTACGTCTTTATAGTAGTTTGTAGTACCGTCTGATTTTTTAGCGTCAGATGCTTGAGAAACGAATTGGAAAGTTTCTAGAACAGTTCCGGCAGTGCCAGTCCATGCTCCAGTTCTATCTACGATAGCGATGTGTAATTCGTCGTTTGTGTGTCCGCCAACTGCAGCTGAGTCAGAAGTTCCAGGAACTCCGTCAAACTCGTTTGCTTCAGTAAATGCAGCAAAGGCTGTTGCATTGGCTGGACATATTTTAACATCAATTGCGTTACCTAGTACACCTGGGTATTTAGCAATAAATGTTCCGTCATGTGATAAAGAATCATAATGATCTTCATTTTTGACTAGTTTAGCAGTTCCGTCGGTCGCGTTTTTTTGACCGTCAGTTGCTGCTCGTACTACTTTAAGCGCATTACCATACTTTAGGAATGATGCTGCGGTTAAAAAGTACTTATAAGTTGTGGAATCTGGTGTTCCGAAGATGCTTGCTAGTTCTATTTCTGAACCAA